AAGATTTAACGGCCGTGAAGTCGTCATTGCTTGGATGCCGTTTCCTGAACCGCCGATAAGTAAGCAGGTAACGAGTAGTAAACGCAAACCCGCAACGGAAACCTGCTTGTTTTGTGGGCAAGTAATACCGAAGTGGATAAAGTGGGAGGACAAGCTTCCGCCGGATCAGGAAGAGGTGTTAGTATGCACTGTGTCACAAAAAGGAATACGAAACATCGATAAAGGATATTGGTCTATCGATCATTTTATCCATAGAGGGCGTGCACGGGTTACTCATTGGATGCCGCTTCCAGAAGCGCCTAAGGAGGAAACATGAAAGCCTGGATTGTAAACGAAAAATATGAAACAGCTTCTGCAGTTGTTTTCGCCGAAACACGAGGTAAAGCAAAAGCGCTCGCATTATGCACAAGCAGCTGTGAGGACGCAAATTTCTGTGATATTGAAGTCAGCCGAGCACCTGAAATGGACAAGTATTACGCTGAGGGAAAAACAGAAATGGACTGGTCAGATCCGAAAGACAGAATTGCATTGGTGAAAGAATGCGGATTTTACTGTGAAGAGCCGATAGCAGAAGATTGCAAAGACTGTCCTGCAAAAGATTTTTGCGATGAGGCAGTGCAGAAAGAGGAGGAAACGGAATGACATTATCAGATTTAGAAAAATACCGTGCAAATTGTGAGCTGCTTGAATGTATAGACAGGCAACTCGGCAAGAAAAAAGTGCTGATAAGTACTCAGGGTTCAGCGGGACCGCCGGCATATCAGCTTGTGACAAAAAAAGACGAAGGTTATATACACGGGCTTGGTACTGTATCGCTTCTTAATGAGAAAAGCCGTATAGAAGCCGAAAACGAGAAAATATGTGCTTTTATAGACGCAATACCGGTCAGAAGATTTCACAAGGCGCTGAAGCTGTATTGCATAGGCTGTGGATCTAAGACGTTTACATGGGACGAGGTTGCAGGTATGTGTGATGAAACGAGCGGAGAATCATTACGCAAGGCATTAGACAGATATTTCAAAGAATTGTCCGCTGATGTCCGTTAATGTCCGCCAATGTCCGCCGTTGTCCTATTGATGTCCGAAATCAAGTGTGCTAAAATTAGAATGGGAAAACTACAATAATAAGTTTTCCTCCTGAAGCCCGGCACAACGGTGTCGGGTATTCTTATACCCAAAAGAAAGGACGGTGTTACCGTGACCGAAAGACAGAAGAAATTCGCCGAATACTACGCTCAGTGCGGTAATGCCGCCCAGAGTGCGATACAGGCAGGATACAGCAAAAAGTATGCAAATACTAATGCTTCAAAATTACTACAAAATACTACAATTACGGAATACATAAAACAGCTCACCGAAGACGCCCAGACTGCACGCATAATGACCGCCCGTGAACGTCAGGCGACACTTTCCGATATAGCTAAGGATAAGCAGAACGAGCTGTCGGACCGTATCAGAGCGATCGACACGCTGAATAAGATGACGGGGGAGTATGTGACAAAAGTTCAAGGAAATATAAATGCCGATGTCAATAACCCGTTTTCAAAATTATCAACAGAAGAGCTGAAGAAGTTGATAACTGATGATTAGTAAAGATCTTGCAAAACTTGGTGCTAAAATAGAACTTGCTAAGCGTGAGTTCTTTTTTTATTGCCAATTAAAAGCACCGGATTTCTATAAGTCTGATAGATCATTTTTAGTAGAACTCTGTAATGGCTTTCAGGAGTTTATGAACTCAGATGAACCGGTTATGATAGTAAATTTGCCGCCTCGTCACGGAAAGTCGAGAACAGCTGGTTGCTTTGTTGAGTGGGTTCTCGGCAGGGATAAAAACCAGAAGATTATGACGGGCTCGTACAATGAAACACTGTCAACTATGTTTTCAAAGAATGTCAGAAACTGCATATCCGCCGAAAAAGCAGATGTGAATATTCCGGTGTATTCTGATGTTTTCCCGGATACTAAGATTAAACGAGGAGACGGCGCAATGAACCTGTGGAGTTTAGAGGGCGGATATAATAATTATCTTGCTACTTCTCCGACAGGTACAGCGACAGGTTTCGGCTGTTCGCTTATGATTATTGACGATCTAATCAAAAATGCAGAAGAAGCTAACAATGAGAGCATAAAAGAGAAGCACTGGGAGTGGTTTACAAACACGATGCTGTCTCGTTTGGAAGAAAACGGCAAAATAATAATCATTATGACACGCTGGGCTTCCGACGATCTCGCAGGCAGAGCCATTGCGCATTATACTCAACAAGGTGTAAACGTAAGGCACATTACAATGAAAGCACTTATTGATAAAGAAAAGCACACTATGCTCTGCCCTGAAATATTATCCTATGGTTCATATCTGGCGAAGACAAAAGCGATGGGAGTTGATATTGCAAGTGCTAACTATCAGCAAGAGCCAATTGATTTAAAAGGCAGACTGTATGATTCGTTCAAGACCTATACAGAGTTGCCGAAAGACAGCAATGGGAACAGTTTGTTTGAAGGTATTTACAGTTATACAGATACTGCGGACGAAGGAGATGACTTCTTGTGTAGCATTATCTGGGGCGTGTATATGCGTGAAGCGTATGTACTTGATGTTTATTTTTCTAAAGCAAATATGGAGATCACAGAGAAAGAAACAGCAAGGCGACATAAAGAATTTGCTGTAAATAATGCTCTTATAGAATCAAATAACGGCGGTTCGGGATTTGCACGGAACGTCAGACGCATATCAGCCGATGAGCTTGGTAATTATACAACTATTTTTCAGTGGTTTCATCAGTCGAAAAACAAGAAGGCACGTATAATTTCAAACTCTTCATGGGTACAAAATCATATTATTTTCCCGGTAAATTGGAGAGATAAGTTTCCCGAGTATTATGCGGCTATGATTAAATATCAGCGTGAAGGCAAAAACGCACACGACGATGCGCCTGACGCAACAACCGGTGTTGCCGAAACTATGTATAAATTAGGAGGATGACGTGAAGATAGGAGAAAGGTTTAAAAGCATGATACAGAATTGGCTTAATATAGTTCCTGCCGTAAATCAATCTGTTGTGCTGCAGGAGCTTTTGCCGAGAGAGATTGAAGTGCTTCGTTCTCAGCTCTGGTACAGAGGTGACGCAACGGAACTTAGACAGTTTTTCCACCAGATAGGTGACGGAAGCGGTAGTTTTTGGGCGAGTGTTCCAAACAAGAATAATATACGAAAAATACACAGCGGCTTGCCTGCGATAATTGCCGATACTTTGGCGTATATCGTGTATTCGGATATGGATAAAATCAAAGTAACCGGTGAAAAAGAAAACTCGATCTTTGAGAGCGTATCAAAAGCCGTTGATTTTAACGAACTTGTTGGAAAAGCTGTAGTAGACACTTTAGTAAGCGGCGATGGGGCATTTAAGATTTCAGTCGATATGACCGAAAATTCTGTTTCTGACGTTCCTATAGTTGAATTTTGGAGTGCAGATAAGGTTGAATATCGATATATAAGAGGCGTACTTAAAGAGGTTGTTTTCCGTTCTGAGCATAAGGAAGGCGATAGATTGTACCATCTTGAGGAATGTTATGGAAAGGGGTACATTGAAAGCAGACTTTATGATAACAGCGGTCATGAGGTACGCCTTGACAGCGTTCCTTGCCTTTCAGGCATTGAAACAAGAACGATATTCGATGGCGATTACATAATGGCTGTACCGCTGAAATTTTACGCATCAAAAAAATATCCGAACAGGGGTAAGAGCATATTCGACGGCGGTAAATCCGACTGCTTCGACGCTCTGGACGAGGTTATTTCGCAGTGGTGGGACGCCATAAGAGCCGGCAGAGTTACAAAGTATATTCCTTCCGATAAAATTCCTCGAAGTCCTGAAAACGGGGCCTTACAACGAGTAAACAGTTTCGGCAATGAGTTTATAGAGATAGCTTCATCTCTTGGTGACGAGCGCTCTTCTCAGATACAGGTCGTACAGCCCGACATCAAGTATGACGCATTTGTATCATCGTATACAAACTGCCTGCTGATGTGCCTGCAAGGACTTGTATCGCCTGCGACACTCGGTATTGATGTCGGCAAGATGTCAAGTGCGGACGCTCAGCGAGAGAAGAAGGACGTTACGGGCAACACCCGGAACACAATAACGACAGCGCTTGAAAAGGCTCTGCCTGAGCTTGTGTCGGCTGTATTAAAGACATACGACAATATGCAGGGCAAAGCCCCCGAAGAATATGAGGTAAGCGTTGATTTCGGTGAGTACGGCGCACCCGACTTTGACAGCCGTGTTGAAACGGTCGGCAAGGCAAGTACCTACGGCATTATGTCGGTCGAAACGCAGGTCGAGGAGCTGTGGGGCAGTTCTAAAGAGGACAAATGGAAAGCCGGTGAAGTCAAGCGTATAATGCAGGAAAAGGGGCTTGCCGATGGTGCGACATCTGCGGTAGGTGATGAGCTTGCTTAGTTTCAGAGATATTGCAAAGATATTTGAAGAGATAGAGCTAAGGCTCATTGCTTCGCTGAAACGCAATCTTTCACGGCACAAAGCCGAAGAAGAAAAAGAAGGCTTTGAATGGTCAGCGTGGCAGGCTGAAAAGCTCAATAACATTGACAATTTCCGCAAGGAGAACGCTCAGATAGCGGACGAATATGTAGATGTTATTGACGATGAAACCCGACAGCTTATGACGGATCAGTTTCACGAGGGAGAGCATACAGCGGAGCAGTCGGTCATTGATGTTTCGGAAAGCGGCGTCAATGTTCCCGATGTTCCGGCACAGCCTCAGCCGCCCGAAGCGCCGACAGCTATACCGGATGATCACTTTTTCGGTGTTAACAAGCCGAAGATGGATAAGCTGATGGAAGACGTAACAACGCTTGAAAAGACCGCCCTTACCGCCGCTGTGCGTAATATGGACGATGTTTACCGCACAACGCTGAACAAGGTACAGCTTATGATGGGCACAGGCTCAATTACGCTTAATGAAGCAATCGACCTTGCAACAAGGGGCTTTCTCGACAATGGCATAAACTGCATTGTATACGCTGACGGCAGGCGAGTTAATATTGCCGATTATGTGCGTATGGCACTGCGCACAACGTCCACAAGGGCAACATTGCAGGGTGCGGCTAAACGCTTTGCGGAGCTTGGCTATGATACCGTGCTTATATCGCAGTACGGAGGCTGCTCAGAAACCTGCGAGCCGTATCAGGGCAAGGTTTACATTGATGATGTATTCACAATATGGAACGGCGAGAGAAGCGGCGACTTCGGCAAGTCAAACTATTGTGACAAGTGGTTTATGCTGTTGTCTGTGGCAATCCGAGGCGGGCTGTTCCACCCTAACTGCCGTCATACTATGGGGCAGTACATAGAGGGGCTTACAAAGATACCTCAGCCGATTCCTGCCGAGAAGATACGGGAACAGCGAGAGCTTGAAGAAAAGCAACGGGCTATGGAGCGCAAGATAAGAGCGCTCAAACGCAAGGTTGAAGGCACGCAGGACGAGAAGAAGGTCAAGGAGTATAAGCGTAAGCTCCGTGAGGAGCAAGGTAAGCTCAGAGAATTTATCAAAGAGCATGACGATGTTCTCCGCAGAGATTATTCAAGGGAGAAGATCTACAGCGGTAAGGGTGAGCCGAAGCAGGAAGCACCGAGAACGGAAGAAGCGCCTGTTAAAGCTACCGATACCGAAAGCAAAAATCCTGTTCCGACAAATAAAGAGCCTAATATTCCTCAGCCGGATAATAACGTTTCCGAGCCGGAAAATAACGTTTCTAAGCCGGAAAATAACGAAAACACAATGAATTTTGTACAGCCTGAGCCTATAAAGCCTGTTCAGAGCAACGAAGACACAGACGATACGCCGACTGCGGCTATGACTGATGAAGCCGATGAAGCCGTTGAAACTGCCGAAACGACAGAAAACGTACAGGAAACTGTAAAACAGCCTATTGAAACAGCGACAGACAGCGAAGAAGACGTACAGAATTTTACAGATGATACTGTTGACAATTCGGATGAAAGTGATATAATAGAGGAAGAAACAGTTTTCGAGCCATTGTCGGCAGATACTGTTGTCCCTGTATTGCGTGAAGATTCAAAGGAATGGATTAACCGTCTGTCCTCAGAAGAAGTCAGAGCAATCAAGAAGTACACGAAGAACAGCGGAGATCCCAAAGACGATAAGTTCTATGCAAGACTTAATTCAATGCTTCGTGGGGATATTCCCGAAGATGACACTTTGAAATATTATTCTGATGTTATATCGGGTGCGATAGCGAAGTTTGAGTTAAAGCACGACATTATCTGTTACCGTTCTGTCAATTACAATCCTGTGGAAGGAATGAAAGTTGGCGATATATATGAGCCTAAGCAGTTTGTTAGTTCAGCAGTAACTAAATCAGGTGCGATAAGCGGTAATTATAATTTAATTATATTTGCTAAGAAAGGAAGCAAGGGTGCGTATATTGAATTATTGAGCAAATATCCAAATCAGAGAGAGTTTTTATTCGATAAAAATCTTAAATATAGCATTTTGGATGTTGATGGGACAACTATAACTTTAGAGGTGATAATATGAAAGGTAATGCGAATGTACGTATTCCCAGAGAATTAATTGAAAAAGCTAAATCCGATTTGATTAAGGCTATAAATTCTGGAGAAGATGACTGGGATGAAGAAACCCGAAAAGACTGGGAGGAAAAAATGAACTCATAAAACCGCCCACAGCAGTGAGCGGTTTTCTTATACCCGTGTGCAATCAATTGCACTTGACTTGAACACCAACTTCACAAAAACAGCCGTTTTTTGTGAAGTTCGGTGCAAATACAAGCAAACTTAATAATTTTACCGCCCCTTTTGGAGCGGTATTTTTATATCTAAAATACGAACGAAAGGAT